TTAAAAAAATTTACGCTCTAAAAACATATTTACCACTCTAGGAGGAACACCGTATTCTTCTATTGCTTCATTTATATATATCATCTCTGTTTCTTTATTAGCTAATAGTAACTTAACTGCGAAAAAATTTGCCTCAACTTCAATCTGATCTATAGAAAAAAGAGTATTCTTTTTTAAAAAAGGAGTATAGGCATTAGGATGAAGGATAGCATGACCCAATTCGTGGGAGCAGATAAATTCTCTTTGTTTATCCGAAGTGTTTTCATTAATATGTATGATTTTAATTCTAAAGTTTTTACTGTAATAACCTAATGTATTGCCTAAGTTTTCAAAGACGACCGCTATCCCCAGACTTTGAGCAATCGTAAAAGGGCAATTGGTTTTATTTCTCTCTACTAGCCTTTCGACCTTTCTGGTAATTGACTCCATGGTTACACTCCTAGTTGCGGTATTTTTTAGGTGTGAATTTTTGTTTAGCTAATCGCTTTGCTAATCGCAACGAGTTTTCAAGGGACGATATAAGCAATTCTCTATCCTCATCATCCATGTCTTCGATGTTGTGACCATCAAAAGCAGCATACCCATTTTTAGACTCTAATCCCTCTATCATCCGGCTTAGTTCCTTTTGAATATCTTTTTCATCTTTTGAGTTAAGTTCTGGAAGCGAAGTATTCGTTGAACTAATTTCAAGCTCATCATATTCTTCTTTAGCTAAATCATCAGCTTTTATTCCCAGTACCTTACATACTTTTAATACATTATCAATTGAAGCGTTTTTTAAATCCCTTTCGATCATTGATCTTAATGTTGTATAGGCTACTCCGCTGGCCTTAGATAATGACATGATAGTGAAACCTTTCTCTTTTATCATGCGATCTAAGTATTCTCCTCTTTTCATCTCATTCCACCTCACTAATATACGATTATTCGTTATTTATGTATCAAATATACCATCGTTATTTCCATAAGTAAACATATTGTTACGACAGGTTGTAATTTATCCATTGTATTAGTTGATTAGTTACGATATGTAGTATATTATTGATCTTAGGTTACGATGTATCGTAAAAAGTGAGGTGGAACTATGTTTAGGAATCTAGAAGCTGAGATGGCTAGAAGAGGCATTACTAAATTGTCACTTGCCAAGAGATTAGGTATGCGGTATCCGACTTTAATTGACAAATTAAATGGAAAATATCGTCTGTATTTCGAAGAAGCTCTTCGAATAAGGCAAGAAATATGTCCTGAAATGGATCTTGACTATCTTTTTGCAACAACAAAAAACCAGTCAGCTTAATTTTAAGGAGGTGAATACATTTGCCGCTAGCAAAAGTAAATGTGGATGTAGATGAAAAAGAAATTAAAGATTTTATTAATATGCAGTTAGAGCAAGCCCTGCGTGAATTCCTATTTATGTGGGACATTGATCAAATGGCAAAAAGAACATGCATGAGTAAATCATTTCTAGAGAATGAATTCCTTCATGATCCCCGAATGAAGTTATTGGAAAGAAGGAAGGAAAAGGGCAAAAGGTTTTGGTTTTATGAAGAGTCAAAGCAAGCAATGAAATCTATCATGGACGAATGGTAAGTTACTGCGTGGACAGACGTTATTAAAGTAAAACTGGAGGATAGTTAATGGAACACTTACATCTAATAGAATCAAATAATCAGCGTGTTTTAACTACAGCCAATCTAGCAGAGGCTTATGGAACAGATGAAAAAAGAATCTCAGAAAATTTCATTCGTAATAAGGAACGATATATATTGGGTAAGCACTTTCTTCTTTTACAAGGAGAAGAACTCAGATATTTCAAGGTCACTTATCCGCAAATTGCAGAACAGTCTAAAAGGGCTCCAATGTTATATGTATGGACAGAGAAAGGTGCATGGATGCATGCCAAATCGCTTAACACTCCTAAAGCTTGGAATGCATATGAGTCACTAGTAGATGATTACTACAATGTTAAAATGTCGTTGCAAGGAGCAAATAAAATTACCGAAAGAGACAAGTTGCATTCTGTTATGAAACTAGCTTTCTATCATGATGAAGACCTTAAAGAAATTAAACAAGATGTTGCAACGATTAAAAAAGATCTTGAACAGCGTATTACAGTTAATTATGGACAGCAGCAGGCAATAAATAATGCAGTAAAGAAGCGAGTTCATAAACTGTGGGATGAAAATGTCGTGAATAAAGATGTGCATAAATCAATCCGAAAATTGTATTCTTCTCTCTGGAAAGACTTAAAAGCTGCATTTGCTGTAAATAGCTATTGTAACATTCGAGAAAAGGATTTTGAGGAGGCCATTAAATATGTCCAAGCATGGAGACCTCGGTTGATTTGAGGATTAATGGAAAGGATTTGTTTCTATGATTACGGAATATACATGCCTAGACTGCAAAGTAGAAGAGTATGAGTTTGCAATAGTACCAAAAAAGAAGTGTCCTAATTGCGGCATGATAATGAATTGTAAAGAGGATTTAGAATGATATCGAGGACCTTAGTTATAGGCATAAAAAAATCCATTGCTACCAACAATGGACGCTTATAAAAAATACTTTTTTCAATTGTAACATAAATATAGGGGAAATTGCATGAGAGGGTGTAAATATGGCTAAATATCGCCAAGTGCATGTAGAGTTTTGGCAGGATGGATTTGTTTTAGATCTTACGCCGGAAGAAAAGTACTTTTATCTGTATCTTATGACTAATAGTAAAACCAGCCAGTGTGGCATATACGAATTGCCTCTTAGAATAATTGAAACTGAGACAGGCTATAACCGGGAAACTGTAACCAAATTAATAAAACGGTTTATCAGTTACGGAAAGATTAACTATGATAGTGGAACCAAAGAAGTAATGATCATAAATTGGTTAAAATTTAATCGCATTGCGTCTCCAAAAGTAATCGCATGCGTAAACAAAGAAGTATCTCAAATAAAGTCAAAATCATTTAAGAATGCATTTATATCAACATCTAAACAGTATGGATACCCTATAGATACCCTATCCATACACTATGGGGAAGAAGAAGAAAAAGAAGAAGAAAAAGAAGAAGAAAAAGAAGAAGAAAAAGAAAATAAGAATAGTATTTACTCAAATGAATTTGAGCAATTCTGGTCAATATATCCTCGGAAAATTGATAAGAAAAAAGCTGCCAAATCTTTTAAGTCAGCCATGAAAACCCATTCACTTAAAAAGATTCTAATTGGGACTGATATGTACGCTAAACAAGTACTAAATACTGCTAAACAATACATTAAGCATCCAGCAACTTTTTTAAATAACGATTCATTCATTGATGGTTATGAGGAGAGAGAAGAAAATGCAAAAGATACAGCAGAACTTCTTAAAGAATACGATCTCGGTTTCTGAGTTCAGATGTCCTAGTTGTTCAAAGAAATATCTTTTGAAAGATGGATTGGAATATTGTTTTCATTGTACAGAGGTTGCTTTAGTAGATAAACAACTCGGTAAAGAAGCATCAGAATGGATTAAAAACAGAGAAATGGATGAAATACTAGATGTTTTTAAATATCACAGTTTAATAAATCGTGATCTAGAGCTAGCTGCATTTGACACATTTATACCCAAAAATGAGTCACAGAAAGAGGCTTTGCTTAAATCTCAAGAATACGTTGAGAGCTTTAATGGAGTTGATGGATTGTTCTTTCTTGGAGAACCTGGGCGCGGCAAAAGTCACTTAGCAGCATCCATTGCAAAGTCACTAACCAAAAGAAAGGTGTCGTGTATTTTCATTTCCTTACCTCGATTACTTACAGAACTTAAGAATTCATACAACAAAAACAGCGAAGTATCAGAGAAAGATATCTTACGAGCCATGCAAAAAACAGACCTTCTTATATTAGATGATATTGGAGCTGATAGGGCAAAAGATGACAAAGGTTCTTCTTGGGCACGTGGTAAAACATTTGAAGTACTGGATAGTAGACTAGGAAAATCCAATGTAATAACAACAAATTATGGATCCAAAGAACTTATTCAAATGTATGGAGAAAGGGATTTCAGTCGAATGGTGCAAAATACTACACCCATTAAAATAAGTGGTAAGAATTATAGATTCGAAGGCTTAGGGGGATAACTAATGAAGTGTAATTGTTGTGGACAAGCTGCAGTAAAAGAAAATTTAGGGACATATATTTTTATCCCATGTAAATGTCCAATAATTAAAGAAGATGAAGAGAGAAGGTATAAATTTATTAAAAAAAGGCTGGATGAAGCAATGGCAAGTTTAGATAAAAGTGTTCAGCTGCAAGAAAGATAATGTAGAACAAGGAGATTTAAATTCATGCTGGGGGGATAAAATGTCACAATTATCATTTACATTACCAGAAATAAACCGAGAAGAAACCAAAAAGAGAGTCGAAGAAGCACTTGAAAAATATAGAATTTTATTACTACAGACATTTGAAGAGGAATTGCCTAAACTTACAGCAAACTACTCTTTTCTGCCACCTTCAAAGTCAAATGTTAACTTTTCAAACACGGAGAATATAGCCGTTAAAAAAGCAGATTATGATCGACACAGAAAACAATTTCTCGCTCAAATTCACAAGGCTGTAAATCGTCTATCGCAACAGGAAAGATCGATAATAATAAATAGGTATATGAGCCAGGAAGAAGCCTACGATTATGAAATCTATAATCAAATCGGTATGAGTGAAAGAAAATATTACCGAGTTAAGACAAGGGCTTTTTATAAGTTAGCCTTAATACTTAATATCGAGGTATATGCTGAGCGTGAGAGTGTGATGAATTAGTGAATTTTGTCCAACCAATAAGAGATCCTGAAATGATCTTTTTCATTAAACGTTATCTCAAGGAACAGAATGAAAGAAATTATATGTTATTTGTTACAGGTATTAACTCTGGATTGAGAATATCTGATATTTTGCCTCTAAAAGTGATAGATGCAAAGAAATCTTATTTCAATATCACAGAAATTAAAACAAACAAGAAAAAGCGCATAGATATGACTCCGCAGCTCCAAAGAGAATTCAAAAAGTATATTGAAGGTAAAGAGGATCATGTTTACCTTTTTAAGAGCAGAGAGGGTCTAAACAAACCAATAGGGCGGAGTCAAGCATATAAAATTCTTAGAAAGGCTGCTGAATATGTAGGACTCGATGACATCGGGACACATACTTTAAGGAAGACGTTTGGATACCATTTGTATAAACAGACTGGTGATGTAGCTTTACTACAGAAAATACTTAATCACTCTGATCCAGCATTTACCCTAAGGTATATTGGAATTGATCAGGATGCAATGAACAAAGCTTTAAGAACATTTAGAATATAAGGAAGGAATTAATCAATTACTAAAACCCCAATTTAAAAATTGGGGTTTTAGAATACCTTTTAAATTTATTATATATCATTCTGTCTAGATGAATTATTATGCTTCCAAACACATAATTCATCATTAATTTTTATTATTAGGAACGCAAACAATTTCATGAAAGTCATATAGTTGGTTTCATGAATTTTCTCATTACTAGGATCATTTGGCTGCGTCCCATGGAGATACATATTTCTTAAGTCTAAAGAGTTGCTAAAAGTAGCTTTATTTAAATGATAATCAAAATACTCATGTTCAAGCTTATTAAAGAATTTATTTTCTGCTATCAGAAGGCCTTCTTCTAATAACTTGTCAATTTTAGTTTTATATTCTTTAGGAACTCTCCAATAATTGATTACTTCGTCGTTATATAATTTATGTAAAACCATCACTTTTATTTTATCCTTTAATTTTAAAAAACCCTGTGAATCTATCTCAATATAATCTCTTTCTTGAAGCCATTTCAATTCAATTACTAGGTACTCATCATATTCATCACTTTTTATTTTTTCACTAAGTAATAAACTAAAAAAATCAGATGTTTCTCTTTTCAATCTTGGGGTGTAACTTAACATACATTGTTTGGAAAATAACAGATAAGTAGCTTTTAAATATTCTTCCCCACTTGGATAAATGTATTTTTGATGTAGAATGCTCGAACACTCTTTATAGAGTAAATGATTCGAAGAAAAATGTAATAACTCATTATCAATATATCCATCCTCTATAAAATATCCATACTGCTTAAGGGCACTTTCCATTTCGGGAAGAATTGCTCTGCATTTTTCTAAGTAAGATGAACCCTTTGAAGGTAACTTAATTCTAAAATTAACTATTCCAAATTCTTCACTTAAATATTTTGTGAAGAACCACTCGAATACCTCTTCAAGTCTAACATTAAATTTAAGAAGTTGATGATAATACCCCTGCATTTTTAGTGTGGAAAAAAAATTCTTATGGTGAAAAATACTACCCACATTATATGATTTTTTAGTACGAGTCAAAAAAAACTGCTCTAATGTACCTTGTTCATTCATTTTGCTTACATCATTTAGCAACATTGTACTATCCACATACTCAAAAATATAAATGAAATTATTAAGTAGTGTATTAAAATCTGAATTTTCTTCTAACCACTTCATTCCCACTATACATTCCCAGTTTAATCCTGAAAAATTGTATATAACAGCTTCTTCTTGATCTGATTTAAAAATTACAGAAGTGGAATACTCCAATCCTCTATTAGTTTTAAATATCTTTTCTTCCTCTAAATTAAGTCTTTTGGAGGCCTCGAGTCTGGTTTTGTCTGATATCCTAAGTTCGGTTGAATTTTGAATGTTTTTTATGACTCTTAAATAATTTATATTAGGATCTGCAGAATTAATATAATTTTTAATTAACTGTTCCTTATTTTCAACTGTTAATGCTGATGGAAAAAACATTTCTTCTTTTTCAGTCATATGGATAATTTCATATACATCAAGTATATATTCTGCACTTTTGATATCCGCAAACATATATTGAATAATTTCATTACTAAAAAAATTAACTATTTTTTTATTTTTTAGTATTGGTGGTAGGAAAATATCATCTCTAAATAATATTTCTAAAAAATCGCTTTTAGAAATATGATGGAATGCTTTAAAGTGATTAATTAGACTCCAGTAATCATCTAAATATTTAAACTCCACATCTTTGAATATTGCTATTAAATTAGTTGCATTTTCTTTGTGTAAAAACTGTCCTATAAAACCTTTTATTAGATTTATTTCAGTTTTTAAAGTTATGTGTTTTTTATCAATAAAATACTCATTTAAGTTTCCTTCATCATAAAACTTAATAATGTTATACAATTCAATCACTTCGTTAATGTTTACAGTTTTTTTGGAATATGGTTTTTCATTAAAAATTTTTTCAATCCTATCCAAATATCCGCGCACTATTATAGTTGCTTTAGGGGAAAACTTAACTCTATTCATAAGTTACCTCTTATTATCAGAATGAATTTTTTATTGCTTTCATTAAATACTACCATAAATTACAAGTGTAGGTTTAAACTACAATACTCCTCATTATATATTTGTGTTACTCATTTTTTAAATGGGCCTTGAATACATACAGGACAACCTTCGTAGTACATTTATCAATTCAACACAATATAAGATATGGGTAATTAGAGGGAAAAAAGGATAATATGTCTAATTAATATAAAAGAATAATTTTTTGTGAAATATAACTAACAAAACTCAAATTTTTATACTAAAGATAGGGGATTAGACATGGATAAAAACGAGATAATTACCATTAATACTAGTAATGAAGTAGCGCAATCTGTTGATGCTTATGAAGTAGGACCATCTGTTGATGCTTTTTCAAAAGGGCTTCAACAATACTTAGAAAATCTTGATTTACCTTCTCAGAATATTTTAGTCACTCCAGACGAGAGAATGGACGTCTTGGACAATCTACCTAGGGTAGTTAACCGGTTGACTCCAGAATTAAAAAGTAGTTCTATGTACATTTCTAAATTTATAGCAGCATGTGGGGCTGGTTTATTCGATGCTGCATTAAATTTTCTTTGGAACGAAACGGTAATCAATTTACGTAAAAAAGTTATTAGGTTTGATATGGATTATTTTTTAAACAGTATTGTAACCGACACTAAACGTCGAGCTACTTTCAAAACAGAAGAAGATTTAAAGAAACTAGATGAATGGGAATTAATTAAAGGCTGTAAGGATACTGGAATAATAACGGATATTGGTTATAAGCATCTTGATTACATTCGTGATATGAGGAATCACGCTAGTGCGGCCCATCCAAACCATAACGACTTAGACGGTTTACAGCTAACAAGCTGGTTACAAACTTGCATTAAGGAAGTCTTAGCAAAAGAACCGGAAGGACCTGTTTTGGAAGTGAAAAGGTTATTAAATAATTTGAGAACCAATATACTCTCAACCATCGATTTACCACCTATTAACTCTAATATTGAAATGTTACCAGTGGATTTAGTAGATTCTACGATCAGAGCAGTTTTTGGAATGTATACGGACCCTCAATTAGATGTCAAAATAAAAAATAATTTAAAACTAGTAGCACCTTCTTTATGGGAAAACTGTTCTGTAGAATCTAAGAGAAGTCTAGGGTTAAAGTATGCAGTTTATTCAGCAAATGCAGATTTATTTAGAAAGGGCTTAGCTCATGAGTTTTTGCAATTTGTACAAGGATTATCATATTTGCCAGAAGAACAAATTGCAGTCGATATGGATATGGCATTAGATAACTTGTTTTCGGCCCATAATGGGTTTAATAATTTCCACAATGAGCCACCTCATGCAAGACTACTATCTGCATATGTTCCGCAGACAGGTGAGATACCGTTAATAGTTATTGATAAATATGTGAAAGTACTAACTATGTGTTACATTGGAAATGGTTATGGGGTCTCTGATTCTGCATCAATCTATTATGATGATCTTATCAATCGATTTACCGAACCTCAAATAAGAGAGTTTGTAAAGCTTATTAATGATAGTGATGTTAAATCAAGGTTGCAATTTTCTCGATGTTCTACAAGGTTTAATAATCTTATAGAACAGTTTTTACCTAGAGTTGCAGATGTGAAACTTCAACAGGTTTTAACATATTTATTTAAAACACCTAATAATAACCTTCAAAATCTAAAAAATGATACTGAATATAAACGCCTAACGTTAAACTTGTAAAAAGAAAATATTATTGCAGACGATAAGCAGAAAAATGGCAGAAGTACGGCAGAGCATTAACCACTATACCTGATAATATGATATTAACAAAATAACTCAAAAGCGTTTTTCCAATCGGGAGGGCGCTTTTTCTATGCCTTAAAAGAAGAATGAGATTAGGTAAGATAGTTAGGAATTGTCACCTTAGCAGAACAAAAATACTTTGAATTGTATAAGAAGATGCACTGGACTACATGAAGAGACAGTGTTAAATGGATTTGATAAGGCTCTACAGATAAATTAAAGGAGGAATATTCCTGTTTAATGCAGGATTTCATCTTATGTTGTCGAAACTGATGACAATAGGGAGGTGAGTATATGTCGGTTAGTTTGCAAGCCAAATTTGACAAAGTTGAAATGGTTTTTAAAGGTTTAAACGCTACACATAAAGTCATTTATATTATAGAGCAAGTGGAAAGTTCACCTTTTCTTAAGAAATTCCAGGTGAAATCACTTAAAAATAATCAAAAAGAAATAAGTAAAATTGGTCTTAGAATTGATGAGATATTAAAGGATCCAAATATTGATGCTAAATATAGTAAAGAGTTTGTACAATTAAGTGATCAAATCAAGTTCTTATCAGAGGAATTCATATCATATGGAGATATCATTGTCTATTTAGATCATGACTGTATAAAATTTGAAGTTATTGTTACTAATGATCAACCAAAGGAATTTATTTTTACAAAAGAAGAATATTGGGATTCACTTATTAAATTTTTAGAAGAAGACTTGAATCAGAGTATATTAAACAAAATAACGATTTAAAGCACCTATATGGTGCTTTTTATATTTCAGGCAATAGGCCTGTTAACTGGTAACTTAATTTAGAAAGGATGTTCTCTTTATGAGTGAAATCAATATGGGTGGTCTGAGATTAGATGTTAAAGCGATTGGTATTGATGAAACATTAGAGAAGTTAAACAAACTTAATGAATTATTAAAAGAGGCTAACTCTTTAAAAAACGAATTAGCCAATTCTGAAATCTCAATACAATTTAAGCATCAATCATTCGAGTAGGGACTGGGGGATTGAGGAAAAGTAGCTTAGCTTCAAGCCTCTTAATGAACATTTCTAAGTACCATTTGAGTTCTGTAAACTCCACTCCCTCATGTTTTTGCTCGTAATGAACGTAATCATTCCCGAGTATGCGGACAACATCTGCTGAAGTCAAGGCTTCCTGCTCATCTAAATAATCTTTTAGAGCATTACTTAATGATTTTCTTTTTACTACTTTTGGATCTTCATGCAAGGCATTAATTGCAAAATCCTTAATAAGAATTTCTAATGCTAGACGGTAACCAGCGCCAGCCACGTCTAAGTGATTTTGTTGTTCCGCCGTATAAGCCTGGTTGTAGACGTCTATAAACCTGGGAGAAATTTTTTCAATTAAATCATGGAACTGAACTTTTTTTTGGTTCGGATAGACGGATATGTACTCTAACTCTTGATTATTTTCCTTGTATCTCTTATGTAAAGTAACAAAGAATTTTTCACAATCAGGGCATTTATGAAGTAAGACATTTAGTGCTTCTTCATTTCCTATATAACTCAAACGATAATATTCAACTGTTATTGCTGAAATTGCTTGATTACAATGGGGACAAAATCTTGGTATCTTAATTTTTAAGTTTGAGAAATAGGGTGTGTTTGGCTTTGAAACTATAACTTCTTTTAAATTATCCATAGAAAAATGCTCCTTAATTTTTTTTGCAAGTTCTCAAAATATTACATTAGAATATGTCAGAAACTCATAGCGGATATAAGAAGTATATTATTGCAATTTATTTATCATAAAAATTATCATTTCATCAACTTCGGCATTAGGATTTATAGAAGTTATTTCATCTCGAACATCATTAAGTCTTATTCTTTTCCCAGTTTCAATCTCTTCGACCAATTTTGGTTGTATAGAACCAACTTTTGTCAAATATACAATATAATCTTTTTCATTAATAGTGACAATAGATATATCTATTTTACTGTTATGCAACCATGCATATGACATGTTCTCACCTCTTTTTTTACATTATTCGTCATTATAAGAGGTAAATCCTCTTAGTTGTGGAATTGTAAATTGAAAGGTGGAGAAAGTGTTGGACACAGTAGAGATTTTAAGCTTAAGTATTTCTGGGTTAAGCGTAATAGTGACGGGTTTTTTTAGTTTCTTAATTTTTAGTGCAAATAAGAAATCTGCAGAAGCAGCAGTTCAATCCGCGAGAGCAGCTGAAGAAGCCACTAAAGCATCAGTAGAAAGTGTAAAGATTGCAAAGGCGATGATGGATTTACAGACCGAACAAAAGAAACAAATTAGAAATCACCTAAAACGAGATGTTATTGATCAAGTGACTTTCTTGTGTTTATACCTGGAGGCAAACAAATCAAATTATTCTGCTGCAAAAATGAAGATGTTTCCAGAAAAAATATTTATCACTAATCAGGATTTAGGGACTTACTTTACTGAAGAAGAAACCCAAGCCATTCGTGATGCTATTATGTCTTACAAGGCTTTTAGAATTTTATATTATAAAGATGGTGAACCACATTTCATGGTGAATGATAGTTTCATAAAAGATCACGATAAACTCTTGGAATTATTGAGTAAAGTATTAGTAAGTTTAGGCGCCGAGGAATAGGGTGTCTTTTTATTTGAGGTGAAACAATGAAATCATACGCTAATAAATTCTATAAGTCTTCAACTTGGGAGTGCAAACGTATAAGAATCTTGAAGCGTGACTTATATGAGTGTAGAGAATGCAAACGTTATGGAAAGAAGACAGCAGCATCCACGGTTCATCACATCAATCCTTTATTGGACAAGCCAGAGCTTCGACTTGCTACATGGAATCTGTTGAGCTTATGCAATAGGTGTCATGATAAGATGCACGACCGGACAACTGATCGTCTGACTACCTTGGGTGAGTGGTGGGTAGAACGCGCTGAAAGAATGAGAGATTATGAAAAAATCATTTAGAAAAATCTCAAAAAAAAACCTAAATTTTATTCTTTGTTTAACCCCCCCTAACTTTTTTAAAAAAATATTTTTTTCTGGGGACCGAGGGGGGGAACTTTTTCCAATAGAGCGATTTTCCAAAAATTTTTTTTCGGAGGTGAGAAGGCGTTGACGAAGCTGCCGTCCAAAGAAACGATTAAACGAAAAACGATCTCGGATATGAAAGAGCTCGGAGTGCATAAACCCCAGTATAATCGCTTGATTGACATCTATGCCGAACTTGTTTTTCAATACAACCGGTTGAATGAGCAATTCAAAGATGAGGGATATGAATACGAGTCATATACTGCTGCAGGAGGTGCAAAAAAATCCCCGATTGTTGCATCCCTGGAATCACTTCGGAAGGACATTTTGGCATACTCCGATCGTCTCTGCCTTAATCCGAAATCCAGCGATTCCCCCATTGAAAAGAAAAAAACCTCATCGCTGGCTAGTGTTTTGAGCAGCCTGAAATGAAAAAGAAAAAATACGAGAACTATGACGTGGTAATGGAGTATGCCAACAGCATTATAGAACGCAGGAAGCTTGTAAACCGGGAACAAATTCAAGGATGCGAGCGCTTTTTGCGCGACTTAAAGAATCCGGATTATGAGTTTGATCCAAAGGATGCAGAGTTCGTCATAGGAATCATCGAAAAAACCTTTGTTCATGCCCAGGGAGAAATGCTGGACGGAACTCCTTTGAGGGGCACACCCTTTTTATTAGAGCCTTTTCACAAATTCCAGGTTTACAATTTGCTTGGCTTTTATAAAAAGGGGACGAAGATCCGCCGGTTCAAAGAGGCATTTATTTATATCCCTCGAAAAAACATCAAGACAAGTTTTGCGGCTGGCCTCGCTTGGGCGTTGGGGCTATTGAACCGGAAGAGTGGAAGTAAAGTGTACATCGTTGCTGCCGCGTTGAAGCAGTCATTGGAAAGTTTCAACTTTATCAATTTTAACTTGGGACAAATGGGGGAGAAAGAAAATTTCCGTGTAATCGACAACAACCAGGAACACTCAATCTCCGGTGATTTAGGGGACGGTTCGCTTTACATCCAGGCACTTGCGGCCAATCCGGATAAACAGGACTCACTAAACTGTAACATCTCCATTGCTGATGAGCTGCACGCCTATAAAACACCGAAGCAATACAACATCATCAAGGAAGCCATGAAAGCTTATACAAACAAGCTGATGATTGGCATTACGACAGCCGGCGATGATATGACGAGCTTCTGCTATCAGCGCCTGCAGTATTGTAAAAAGATTTTAGACGGGACGATTAAGGACGAAGCCTATTTTGTCTTTATTGCAAAAGCTGACGAGGATGAAAAAGGGAATGTAGACTATACAAATCCTATTGAACATCAAAAAGCAAACCCGGCTTATGGCGTTTCTATTCGGCCGGATGATATTTTGAACGACGCCCTGCAGGCTCAAAACGATCCCCAGCAGCGCAAAGACTTTCTGGCCAAGTCACTGAACATCTACACGTCAGCGATGAGGGCCTATTTTAATATTGACGAGTTTAAAGTCTCTGATAGGAAGTACAAGTGGACAATCAAGGATCTGATTAAGCTGAATATAGACTGGTATGGCGGCGCCGACCTTTCGAAAATGCACGATTTAACAGCAGCTGCCCTTTATGGAAATTATAAAGGCGTTGATATTGCTGTTACGCATGCCTGGTTCCCGATAGTGGCCGCAACCCAAAAGGCAGAGGAGGATAATATTCCTCTGTTTGGATGGAGGGATGATGGGTGGCTGAATATGTGTAATACTGCCACCGTCAATCACTCGGACATAGTCAATTGGTTTGCGAATATGAAGAAGATGGGATTCAAGGTGAAGCAGGTAGGATTTGACCGCAAGTTCTCCCGTGAGTTTTTTGTCGATATGAAAAAGAAAGGCTTCAAAATGATTGATCAGCCGCAATACTTTTATAAGAAATCAGAAGGTTTCCGGCGGATTGAGAAAAAAGCAAAAGATGAAATGTTCTATTATCTGCATTCACAAGCTTTTGAATATTGCGTTCAAAATGTGGCTGCGATTGAAAAAACAGATGACATGATCCAATACGAAAAAGTGATGCCAAACCTCCGCATTGATGTATTCGACGCGGCTGTTTTTGGTGCTATTCGTATGCTTGAAAACATTGAGAAGTCAACTGACGCAAGCTCTTGGCTGAAAGGAGGATGATGCATGGCCAAGCGAAACCGCAGTAAAAAGAAAAGTCAGGTCCGGTCTGAACCGTTAACAACCATCGGGCTCTTTATGGCCGGAGAAGACAAGTCACTTCTTGTTTCAGGATATACAAAGATGTCTGATAATCCGGAAGTGCGAATGGCAGTTCACAGAATTGCAGACTTAATCAGCTCCATGACCATTCACTTAATGCAAAATACAGACAATGGTGATGTGAGGGTTAGAAACGCACTGGCCCGTAAGCTTGATATAAGTCCTTATAGTTTAATGACTCGGAAAGCCTGGGTGTATAACATCGTTTACACCTTGCTTCTTGATGGAAGTGGGAACAGCGTGGTTTATCCCAGGTTTGAAAAGGGACTAATACAAGACCTTATTCCTTTACGGCCATCTGGCGTTCATTTTGTCGACACTGAATTTGCCTATAAGGTGAACTATCAAGGAAAATCGTACAACTATGACGAGATCCTTCACTTTGTTTTAAACCCTGATCCGGAACGACCGTACATTGGCCAGGGCTTTCAAGTGGTCTTAAAAGAGATTGTCGATAATTTACGGCAGGCCACCAAAACCAAGAATAGCTTTATGACCGACAAGTGGAAACCCTCCGTCATTATTTCAGTTGATGCGATGTCTGAAGAGTTGGCCAGCGAAGAGGGCCGCGATCAAATCTTAAGCAAGTACATCAATGAAACCGGAGGCGGCAAGCCCTGGATTGTCCCTGCCGACTTTGTCAAAATTGAACAGGTTAAACCCTTGTCATTAAACGATTTAGCAATTAATGACGCTGTACAAATAGATAAGAGAACGGTGGCCGGCATCTTAGGAGTGCCGCCTTTTTTTGTTGGCGTGGGCGAATTTAAAAAAGATGAGTTCAACAATTTTATCAATTCTTCCTTGCTTCCTATTGCAAAAGGCATGGAGCAAGAGCTGACAAGAAAGCTCTTATATGCTTCTGATCTTTATTTCAAATTTAATCCTCGTTCCCTTTACGCGTATGACATTAAGGAATTGTCAGAGGTCGGCATGAACATGTATACGCGCGGCATCATGGAAGGGAACGAGGTGCGCGATTGGATTGGCCTTTCCCCGAAAGAGGGACTTAATGAACTTGTCATGCTAGAGAACTATATCCCAGCTGGCATGATTGGCGATCAAAAGAAGTTGAACCAAGGAGGTGAAAACGATGAGTAGAGTTAAGGGCCGTCAAACCAGGAGCGTCTCAACAGAATTAAAGACCCGGGCTGTCGATGGAGAGGAAATGGTGATAGAGGGATATTTTGCTGTGTTCAATCGCGCCACTGAATTGTGGACAGGCGCCTATGAGGAGCTGAGTCCTGAAGCGTTCAATGAAACGCTTGGAAATGATATTCGCGGTCTAATCAATCACGATACAACCCTTGTCCTTGGCCGGAACAAATCCGGAACCCTTGAATTGAAGGCTGACAGCCATGGTCTATGGGGGAAGATTCGCATTAACCCCAATGACTCTGACGCAGTTAACATCTATGAACGGGTAAAGCGAGGGGATGTGGACCAGTGCAGTTTCGGATTCAACATCCTGAAAGAAGACACAGATTTTCGTGAAGATGGTTCGGTCAAGTGGACCATCCGAAAAGTGGACCTTCATGAAGTTTCTGTCTGTACGTTTCCGGCATATGAAGAAACGGGCGTCCAGGCTCGGAAGTCGGAAATAGAGCAACACCAAAAGCGTCAGCTCGATCAGCGTAAACACCAATTAAAGGAGCGATTGAAACAATGGCACTAAGACAAATTATGCTTTTAAAGAAAATTGAACAAAGACAATCAAGCCTGGCTGATTTATTGATTCAGCAGGAAGGGTTTGCAACAAGGTCCCAAGAGTTAGAGGCAGCGATCAATGAGGCCAAAACGGAAGACGAAATTGAAGCCGTTGAGGAGAGCATGACAAAGCTTGAAGACGACGAGGCACAGCTTGAAAAAAGTAAGACCAAGCTCGAAACAGAAATTGCTGACCTTGAAAGCGAACTCGAAAAGCTAAACAGCAACGAGCCAGCACAGCAGCAGCGTTCAAATGAAAAGGGGGAAATGGAAGGCATGAACAGACAACAGGTAAGAGAGCTATTGAGAACTGGTGAATACTACAAGCACAGCGAAGTTGTGGATTTTTACAATAAGTTCCGTAACATCCGCGCCATCTCAGGTTCCGAGCTGACTATTCCGGAAGTGGTCATTAACCGGATCATGGACATCATGGGGGATTTCACAACACTTTATCCATTGGTTGAAAAGATTCGTGTGAAAGGTACAACTCGTATCCTGGTTGATACAGATACAACGCCGGCCTCTTGGGTTGAACAAAAAGCCCCGATTCCTACTGGAGACGTTGGAACAATTGCAAACATTGACTTTGACGGGTTCAAGGTAGGTAAGGTTACGTTTGTTGACAATTACCTGCTGCAGGATTCTATCATTAACCTAGATGAATATGTGACAAAGAAAATCGCTCGAGCTATCGCTCTTGCACTTGATATTGCCATTGTAAAAGGTCAAGGAGCTGCACAAAAACAGCCGGAAGGAATCATTCCTGCCCTGCCAGCTGAAAACATTGTCTCAGTCGATGCGGATGCTAACCTTTTGAAAAACCTAGTGAAGCACCTTGGACTCATTGACACGGGCGTTGATAGTGTCGGAGAAATCGTTGCTGTCATGAGCCGCAGAACGTATTACGGCCGACTTGCAGAGTATAGCATTCAGGTGGATTCTGAGGGTAACGTGGTGGGCAAGCTTCCAAACCTTGGCCGTCCTGATCTTCTTGGCCTGCGCGTTGTTTTCAATAACAACCTGGATGCAGATAAAGTCCTTTTCGGAGAATACTCAAAGTATACGCTTGTTGAACGTGAAGCCATCACAATTGATAATTCTGAACACGTGAAATTTGTGGAAGATCAAACCGCATTCCGCGGCAAAGGACGATTCGACGGGAAACCAGTAAAGCCTGAAGCGTTTGTTCTGGTTACCATCGTAGACGTTCCTGTCGTATAAGGGAGGATAAAGGATGAAAAACAAAGTAATCAAGCCATTTATTGATGCAGAAACAAGGGCCCGTTACAATGCGGGCTCTTTCTATGAAACAGCTGATGATAAACGCATTGCCTATCTGGAGCAACGCGGCTTTATTGCGGATGCAGACAATTCTGGAAATACAAATGTTCCAGAAACCGAAGCCACTGAACAAAGTGAGCAGCCGGATCCTAAACCGAAAGCGCCGGCCAGAAAGAAAAAGCCTAAAGAATAAGGCGGTGCTCCATGAACGAACAAATCACAGAGAATTTATTGGCTTTGCTGAAGCTTGATCTAGGCATCACTCACACGTTGAGGGATGCCTATTTTCTTACCCTCATTCAGTCGGCGCAGCAAGAAATTGAACGGACCGGGATTGTCCTGGATTTCGTGAATGTGGGGGATCAAATGCTTACCGTGGATTACGCCGCCTGGAGTTATCGCAAACGCCAAGAAGACGTTCCTTTATCTAAAAATCTTAAGCTGCGTATAAACAATAGATTGATACAGAAGGCAGGAAGACCAGATGCCATCACTTAAAAGCAGTCTTGGAAGCAGCCCTTATGTTTCCTTGGACGAGGTTTGTTCGTTGCTTTCAATGCATACGGTCAAGGATGAATTAAACCAGAACGTTTCTACACCGATTGAACGACAAGTCTTTTGTTCCAAGATTAGCATCAGCCGGGCAGAGTTTTCAGTAGCTGGCCAGCTGAACCATAAACCTCAAATCGTTTTGTTGATTGATTCTGATGAGTACGATTATGAAAAGAAACTCAAATTTGAGGACGCAACGTATACTGCATACCGGCATTTTCAGCGAACAGATGGATATACAGAGGTGTATTGCGAGGTGAGGGCAGGTGGTTAGTATTGACCAAATTGCCAATCAGATTACGCAGGTTTTGCGTGACTATACGAACGAAGTTGAGCAAGAAATTGAAGTGATAAAAGAAAGAGTATCAAAGGATGCTGTTTCAGAACTGAAGACCACAAGTCCAAAGCTTACGGGGAGTTACCGAAAAGGGTGGCGTGTGAAAAAGGTCGGCAAGAAGAGAATCGTTCATAATAAAACCGATTATCAGCTGACCCATTTGCTTGAAAAAGGACATGCCAACAGAAACGGCGGCAGGACCCCGGCGAAAGTTCATATTCAGCCAGTGGAGGAAAAGGTATTCAGGGAATTTATTGACGATGTGGAAAGGGCGATCCGTGAATGACGATCATTGAGTTGAAAGCCATCCTGGAAGCGACCGGTTTGCCGGTGGCTTATTCGCATTTTACGGCATCTGAAAACAGCCCCGTCCCTGAACCTCCTTATATTTGTTACATGGTGAATGCATCTCCTCATTTCATGGCAGATAACAAGGTCTTCAAGAAGATAGATGACGTTTCCATTGAACTTTATACGAACAAAAAGGACTTGGCTATTGAAGCCATGCTTGAAGAGGTTCTCGATCAGCATTCCATTCCTTATATTCCGGATGAAGTGTTCATCCCTTCTGAACAGCTCTTTCAAAAAATTTATGATGTGAGGTTGATTTAACAATGAACGAAAACAAAGTGACCTTTGGTTTAGAGAACGTCCATTATGCGCCATATACAGAGACTGCAGGTACCATCACGTATGAAACGCCAATCCGGATTCGCGGTGGGGTTGAAATTACACTGGATCCGCGTGGAGAACTAAGTGAATTTTATGCGGACAACCTTCTGTACTATGTGACGAACAGCAATCAAGGGTATGACGGAACTCTCAACATTGCGAATATCCCGGAACAATTCGCAATTGATGCACTTGGAGAGGAAATCAGTGGACATCGCGTCTATTGAGTCCATTGATTTTGATCTTTTCTATAACTTTACATGGGTGCTGGCCAAGACGGCAGATAAATCCATTCCGGATCCGATCACATGGCTGGATCAGTTTGAACAGTTCCCTCTGGTCGATGTAATCTCTGAGACCCAGGACCTGCTCACTCATAGCATTCAAGGAAAAAAAAAATAAAAGACAACGAAGGAACATCGGATGGGGAAGGCGTTTCCACAGACATGTTCCTTCTTTTATGTAAAAAAGTCGGTCTTGCCAAAGACGATCTCGAAGACATGACGGTGGGCATGTGCCTGGATTATATTGACGAATACCTAAACATGCAAAAGCCGAAGAAGCAAATACGCAAGGCCAATCAGAATGACTTTGACGCGTTTTAACAGGAGGTGAGACAGTGAGCAGAATTAAAGGGATTACGATTGAAATTGGTCATGATACGGTTGGCTTGGAGGGCGCTTTGAGAGACGTCAATCAGCGAAGCAAAGACTTGGCAAAGGAACTGAAAGACGTGGAGCGACTTCTTAAATTCGACCCGAACAATACTGAATTACTGGCTCAAAGGCAGGAACTTTTAACTCAAAGTATAGGCTCTACAACGCAAAAGCTCGAACAATTACGAGCAGCTGAAGCCCAGGTGCAGGCACAATTTGAAGCCGGAACGATTGGTGAGGAACAATACCGCGGCTTCCGCCGTGAATTACAGCAAACCGAGCAGCAGCTGCAAACCTATCAGCAAGCAATGACGGATATGGCAAGAGAACAAGAGAAAGTTGGACAAGGCACCCGTCAATTGGGTGCCTTTTTTGAAGCAACGGGAACCTCTGTTCAGGACTACGCAAACGTGATTGGCAACCGGTTAGTGACAGCCATCCAAAATGGCTCGGCTACGTCCCGGGATCTGGAATATGCTTTTCAACGGATAGGACGTCAGGCTATTGGAGCGAACGGTGATATTGAACAGCTTCGAACCACGTTGGCCTCTATTGATTCCGGAAATTCCATCAATAACATTCGATGGGATATTCAGCGTCTGCAGATGGACCTGCAGGATACAGAGGAGGCCGTAGAAGGTGTCGGCATTGGCCTGGAAAATGTGGCCGGGGCATTAGTGGTCGGTGGCGGTCTGGCCGGCGCCGTTGAACAAGCGCTTGATACCTCTTCGCTTGATACCAAAATAAAGCTCTCCATGGAAATACCCCCTGAATCGATTGGCTCAGTGAAAGAAGCCATTAAGCAGATTGAAGCGTATGGAATAGACGGGGAGGCAGCCCTTGAAGGAATCAGACGGCAGTGGGCACTCAATAAGAATGCAACCGACGAACAGAATGCTTCCCTTGTAAAAATGGCCGGAACCGTTGCGGCCTCCTATGCCGGGGTGGACTTTAACGAGCTGATCCAGGAAACCAATGAGATTGCGGCCTCTCTGAAAATCACCAATGAAGATGCGATTGCGCTGACAAATTCCCTTTTGAAAGCAGGATTCCCACCCGAGCAGCTTGATACGATTTCCGAATATGGAACTCAAATGCAGCTTGCTGGCTTCGACGCGAAAGAAATACAAGCCATTTTTGAAGCCGGAATCGATACGAAAACGTGGAACATCGATAACTTGAACGATGGTGTAAAAGAAGCCCGGCTGACGATGTCAGGTTTCGGCCTTGAAGTGCCGAAGGCTTTAAAGCCATTAATTGAAGATGCCGGAATCTCCGCAAAGAAATTTCAAGATTGGGGCAAAGCAGTCGCGGCAGGCGGAAAAGAAGGTTCCAAAGCCATGAGTGAGGTTTCAACATGGTTAGAGGGCATTGACAATAAAGAATTAAAGAATGAACTGGCAACAAAGGTTTTCGGTACGAAGTGGGAAGATCAGGGAGCGAATATGATTTCTGTTTTTCAGGGAGTCGCGACTGCAGCTGACAAAACAGCTCAAAATACCCGTGGTCTTCAAGAACAAATGGATACGTTAGATGCGGATCCAATGGTACAAATGAAAACAGCTGTCTCTGATCTGATGCTCGCCCTGGCCCCGGTTTTGGCTGTTGTGGCCAGTATGATTTCGAAAGTGGCTGAGTGGATCTCGAAGAATCCAGAGCTCGCAGCTGCCATCGTCGCCGTGACCACCGCAGTCGGAGTTTTAGCCGCAGGTTTATTGGCTCTTGCGCCAATTTTTGCTGGTATCACAACAGCAGCCGGTCTGCTTGGGATTAGTGTCGGCGCTCTTGTGGGCATTGTTGCCGGCGTTGTGGTGGCGATTGGGGCGTTAGTGGCCGCAGGAGTATGGCTCTATCAAAACTGGGATACAGTCAAGGAAAAAGCCATTCTCATATGGGAAGCTGTAAAAACGTACTTCTCAATGACGTGGGAAAACATAGTGACCACGGCGATTGCTGCCTGGACAGCCTTTTCATCATGGTTCTCACAGATGTGGACTAGCATGCTCACCGGTATCACAACCTTTCTCACCAGTATGATCACGTGGTTCTCACAGGCGTGGACTAGTGTAATAACCAGTACAACAGCCTTTCTCACCAGTTTAGCCACTTGGCTTTCTCAGACATGGACGAACATGCTGACCAGTACCACAACCTTTCTCATCAATATCGCAAAATGGTTTTCCCAGACGTGGACAAACATGATTACTTCGACAAAATCCTTTTTGAACAGTGTGTTAACCTTTTTCACGAATACCTGGACAAATGCACGAACAAAAACCCAAGAAATATGGAACGGAATACGAACCTCTATATTCTCCGTTTGGGACTCTATTAAAACAGGAGCCTATCAGAAGTTTGATGCGGTGAGAAACAGCATTCAGCAAGCAATGAACAATGTAAAGTCTTCGGTTACATCCATCTGGAGCTCCATTCGCTCAACGATCACGAATGCGGCATCAGGCATCGTGTCCTCTGTTTCAGGCAAATTCTCTGAGACTGTCAATACCATTCGCTCTAAAATGAACCAGGCATGGGACACCGTGAGAAGCGCCATGAGCAATATCAAGAGTGCCTTTAACATTGACCTATACGCCAGTGGGAAGGCCATTATTCAAAGTGCGATCGACGGGCTTTCTGCAATGAAAGGGAAAATTCTTCGAAAAGTGGAAGACATCGTCGGAGCTGTCCGGGATTTCTGGCCGTTTTCTCCGGCGAAAAGAGGACCATTGAGTGACATTCATAGAATGGACTTTGCTGGACCGATTGGAGACTCCATCGAGAACGCGAGACACCCTCTTGAAAGGGCCATGTCTTCCCTGGCCTCCAGAGTTTCAAATTCCATGGCAGGAATGACAGCTGTCCAGGTGCCAATGAGAGCAAATATTGGAGATTCGGACGAAACGTACAGCCCTTCCAGATCAAGAGGCACGGCAGATGTTGCCGCAGCCGGAGGGCACCCTGAGTACGTTCTTGTGCACATTGATATTGAAAAGACGCCAATTGCCAAGGTTCTTGCCAAGCCTATAAGGGACGAAATGAACCTTCAAGACAAATTCGGATTAGACTTCAAGGGGCTGATAACATGAGCGGAGGATTAATTTTTGACGGGATTCATAGTTCAACTTTCCATGTCATGGTTAAATCAGTTAAACCACTCAGGGCCCCTGTCATTAATCGTTTTATCACCATTCCGAACAGAGACGGTGCATACCTGGAAGGGGCGAATCTTGATGTACTGGCATTTGCCATTGAAATCGGGATTAAAGCAGATTCTCCTATTCACCTACACGACTTAAAGAGACAGATTGCGTATTGGCTAAGGCCGAGAAAAGAAGCTGTTCCCCTCATTTTTGATGAGGATCCTGTTCATATGTATTATGGAGTGCCAGACGGTGCTGCAGACCTCGAAAGGCTCTTTCGTTTCGGAAAGGGCTCTTTCGCCATCTTAATTCCTGATTCTCATAGTCATGGACAGGAAAATACGCAAATTATTAACGATCCCATTGGTTCTATTGTGAACGATATTATCGTCAATCATGGTACTGCAGACAGCTATCCTCTTTTTCGTGCGACCATCTTGGAACCTATCACTCTATTAGACATCATCTCACCAGATGCTTACATCCGCCTTGGGGAGCCAGTAGATTTAGAAAAGGAAGTCCCCTTTGTGAAAGAAGAGCGCCTTCTATGGCATCAATGCAACAATTTAACCGGATGGAGCACGGCTAGCTTTGTGGACGGAGGAGTAGTCGCCGGGACCATGGTTTCGGATTCAACCAAGTTTCAGGCTTCCGGATATGGCACTGGAAGCGCCTGGCATGGTCCGGCCATCAAGACAAGTGTCCCGAACGGCCCTCTTGTCGATTTCAAGGTAGATGCATTGGTCGGCCTGCAAAATGGCAAGGGTGACCTTGTGGGGAGAGTTGAGGTCTATCTCTTGGATGATGCCAATAAGGCCATAGCAAAAATGGCTCTAAAAGATACATCAAGTTCAATTTCGGCAGTCGCAGGAGAGATGAGGATAGGTGACAATACCATCAATCACTTTCTTCTAAGTGAATATGGGGATGCCCGAGAAAGTTGGAATAACTTTTACGGCATGCTTCGCATATCCCGGATAGGCAAGAAATGGACAGCCTATATCGCGAAAATTGATTCAAAAACCGGCAAACATCATACAAGAAGAACCGTGACGTTTTTAGACGAAGATTCCATTTTCAACAAGCAAGTGTCTCAAATTGCCGTTCATGTTGGGCAGCTTGGAACTCGAAAGGCCGCAGCTGCTTCAATTTATGACATAAAAGCCTTTCGTATCAATCAACCTACCGATGTCCAAATTCCTTATATTGCAGACGCGGGGGACGTTATTGAAATTGATCACAAGGAAAAAGAAATTCGGGTGAATGGTGAATCCCGAAACGACATAAAAGAATTTGGTGGCAGCTTCTTCCCCTTCGGTGTAGGTGAAACGCAGCTGGCTGTAAATCCACCAAGCGCGGCAACTGTGGAAGCTATATGGAGGGATAAATGGGTATGATTCATATTCTGGATAAAGATGAACGCATTGTCGATTTTTTAGAAAACAGCAGTGAAAAAAAGCTGTTTTGGGATGATCTGCATACAGAGAAGATTGAGGATTCCTATAATACCTTTGAATTCAAAACAGTAGACGGCACTAAAACATCCGACTTCCTGGCCAACAAAAGAAAATTCGTCGTCCGTGATGCGGACGGCTTTTATTATGCCTATATCATCAATCACATTGCACAAGAAAACATGAATGGTTCACGGACGAAGTATATCCTTGGCCAGGGCGAGCAAGTGGAGCTAAAAACCTCCAAAATTGTGGAGCCTGTCGTGATGGAGGGCGCAACCCCCAAAACCGCAGGGAGCCATGTGCTGGCAGGAACAAGATTCGAACTCGGTATTGTTGAATATTCCGGAAGCAAGAAATTTGAAGTGAAAGACTTCATTTCTGCCCTTCAGGCGCTCCACTTATTGGCCAGCACGTTCGGCCTTGAACTTCGATTCAGAGTGGAGGTCAAAGGCAGCCGGATCGTCAAAAGGTATGTTGATCTCCTAAAGCGCATAGGCCATTACAACGGAAAAGAGGTCGAACTTGGCAAAGACCTTATCGGCATCAGGCGTCTGTCTGATTCAAATGATTTGTATACGGCCCTATGGGGTGTCGGAAAAGCAACTGCAGACGGGGAATTTATCACGTTTGAGGACATCAACCAAGGAAAGAAGTATGTGGTCGACGAACAAGCAAGAGCACGGTGGGGCCTTCATTTTGGTGTCTATCAGCATGAGCACGAAGGGGATCAACCGGTATCAAAGAGCGTCTTAAAAACAAGTACGATCAATGCGTTAAAACAAGTCATTGAAAGCCAAGTGAAATATGAAGTCTCTGCAGCTGCGCTTGAAGATGTGTTTGGCCTTTCCCACGAAATGATGAGAAAAGGCGATACCATCCGTATAAAAGATGTAGAGTTCAGTCCACCTCTTTATCTGGAAGCCAGGGTATTGGAAAAACAAAGATCCCAAACGGCCGCCTCCAAAAATGGGGTTGTTTTAGGAAACTATCTTGAAGTTCAAGTTACTCCCATCCAAAGCATACGTGAACTGCAGAAAAAACTCTTCCGGAACGAAGCCCGATGGAATAGCCGGAACTATGTATGGATTATGTACGGAGACGACCAAAACGGGGCGAATATCACTTCAAATTCGGCAGGGAAGAAATACATTGGGGTAGCAAGCAATCAACTAGTCGAGACTCCCTCTTTAAAACCGACTGATTATGAATGGTCCTTGGTTCAAGGGCCGCAGGGAGAAAAAGGCGACACCGGCGAGCAGGGGCCGCAGGGCTTGCAAGGAATTCAAGGCGATAAAGGGGATCAGGGAATAAGGGGGCCGGTTGGTCCAAACGGACTCCCTTCTTACACACACATTTCCTATGCAAACAATGCAACGGGCACATTAGGCTTCTCAGTCAGTGATTCCACAAACAAGCTTTATATAGGAGTTTATACGGACTCTACGGCGACAGACAGCTTAGACCCATCTGTCTATAGATGGACACTTATAAAAGGCGCAGACGGCGCACGAGGGCTCCCTGGACCTACAGGGTCAGATGGAAGGACGCCTTACTTCCACACTGCATACGCCACAAACGCAATGGGGACGTCCGGCTTTTCCACGACCGTGGCCACAGGAAAGACGTACATCGGGACATACACCGACTATACGGCCGCCGATTCAACAAACCCGGCCGATTACACCTGGGTGTTAATCAAGGGCGATAAAGGTGATCCTGGCGAACGAGGACTTCAAGGGCTCCAAGGGCCACAAGGAGATCAAGGGATTCAGGGACCTAAAGGAGCTGATGGACTTTCATCCTACACTCATATTGCCTATGCAAATAATTCGACGGGAACAATCGGATTTTCAGTCAGTGACCCCTCCGGAAAGTCATACATAGGTGTTTACGTTGATCGTATTGCCGCAGATTCAACAGATGCATCTAAATACAAGTGGACGCTGATTAAAGGCGCAGACGGCGCACAAGGGCTCCCTGGGCCTGCAGGGGCGGATGGAAGGACGCCTTATTTCCACACTGCCTATGCCACAAACGCAACAGGGACGTCCGGTTTTTCCACGACCGTGGCCACAGGAAAGACGTACATTGGGACTTATACCGACTATACAGCAGCTGATTCAACAAATCCGGCCGATTACACCTGGGTGTTAATCAAAGGCGATAAAGGGGATACCGGATCAACGGGGCCCCAAGGTCCAACAGGGCCAAAGGGTGACACGGGAAATACAGGTGGTACTGGCCCAACAGGCCCCCGAGGTCCGGAGTCAGATGAGGCTCCTTTAATGAACACCAATCCAAATTTTTATGATTGGAGCAGCACGCTACCTGCCAGGTGGGCACTCTCTGGAACCTCCCCTACGAAGGTAGCCTCAGGAAATGGAACCGGCAATTCAGCTCGTTTTGTCATACCTGCAGGCGGCACTGGCCACTTATCACAAAGCATTACGAACAAACCGTATTTTCAATATCTGTTTATTGAAGCTACATTCATGCTTGAAAGTGGCACGATTGACGGCGCTGGTATTTTAGCAAGGATGGAAGCGACAAGTGACTTTGATAATAAAGTTGACTTTAAAGATTTCGTGCCTTCTCCTGTTCCAGGAAAATATTACACCGTTGCAACTGTTTTAAAAATGCCTTTAGTAGCAACGCCGTCCGGGTTCACTGGATACACATTTTACGCCATGGCTGGATGGTCCGGTTTTTCACCCGTAACAGCCAAAACGATGCAAATAGATTCTGCCAAAGTAAGGCCAGCTTCAAAAGCTGAAATTGATGCATATGAGGCCGACTTGCTTCTTCAGGATTGGTCGTATGAAGGAACCAATGATATTGACGGCAATAAAATCCGAGCAAAGACAGTCACTGCGACTCAAATTGTAGCTGCAAGCCTTTCAGCCATTTCAGCTAATTTAGGAAAAGTAACGGCTGGCGAAATCGATGGTGTCACATACAGATCGTCTACGGTACAGAACGGCCAAACTTACGATGTTTTAATGGAAAAAGGATCAATTTTTTTATCACATGATTTGAATACCGGGCTTATTGAATCGCTTGATTTGAGGGGTGACGGCGTCACAGCAAAAACGGATATGGGCGGCGGTGCTTTTGATCGAACCTCCCTCTCTACAATCGGGTTAAATCTTTACGATTCGAGAGATCAATCCTGGCTGTCGTTATCAAATTACAATAAGGCCCTTGAGTCAGCAAACTTCTTAAATTTAATTGCATTTAATGGCCCCATTACACTTGATGCAACAGGAAACATCGATTTAAGAGCAAGCTCACAAATTAAGGTGAATAAAGATATAACCCCACTTGTCCATGCATTCTTGTCTTTATTAAATGGATGGTCAAATTACAATACAACAAGTCACATCGGCGCAGGATATACAAAATCAGCTGACGGTTTTGTCCATCTTCGCGGAATGATAAAAGGTGGAGCTGTCGGAAATGTGTTCGCGACATTGCCTGCCGGCTGCAGGCCATTAAATGATGAACCAATTGCAGTCTTAACGAGTGGCGGCGTGGGAAGATTGGACGTCAAACCAAATGGGTACCTTCAATTCATGTCAGGTGGGACTGGCTGGGTTTCACTGTCCGGCGTCGTCTTTAAAGCCGAAAATTAGAGGTGAGACATGCTGGAATACATTATTGTTGATTCAGACGGAAAAATCATTGATTCTGTGCTTTTGCAAGACTATGAACCAGTTCCAGAAAATCACGTGAAACCCTGGGGAGACCGGGGTTTTTTTGAGCCAAAATGGGACTTTGAAAGGGGTGATTGGATTGAAGGATTGGTATCTGATGAAGTCGAGAGAAAAAGAAACGAGAACCTCGCTTCTCAGAGAGATCCGGGACCTGAAGAAATGAACTCTATGGCCATATTAGAATTAACAAACATGATTTTCGGAGGAATGGGAGTTGAGTGATGTGTTAGCGATGTTGTTTGCCACCTATATCATGAAGGGGAAATGGTCGTACTCAGAAGTGCCAGACCTATTGAAACCCCAGGTAAAAGAAATTTTAGTCGATGAGGGGCTTGGCCACCTGACTGGAGAACCTTTCAATGGATAAACGGGGATTTATAATTGAAGACTTAAAAAATCAAATTGTTCGGTTGACTGACGAACGAGCGCTATTTTTCGCGCTCGGTAAAGAACAAGAAGAAAAAAACACCCAGCTGCAAGAAGAAAATGATTTTCTGATCAAGCAGGCAGAAGAATCAGCAAAACGAGAGAATGAACTAGTTTCTGAAGTCGCCTTGCTAAGAAAACAAATAAACAAAGAAAACGAAGCCTAACAGGCTTTTTTTATTGCCAAAACTCCAAGCGCTTGGAGTTTTGGCTTTTAGGGGGGGCGCCCAAATTGGAGGGGATTACCGTGGATCTTTGGCAACAAGCCATCCAGAAAGAAATTGATGATTTAAAATCTCAACAAGGCAAACACAAAGAGGAAATCGACGAATTGAAAAAGGTGACAGCCTTCCATGAACGTGACATTAAAGACATCAAAGACACCTTGAAAGAAATTAAAGAAGATACAAAATGGCTTAGACGATCCATCACAAATGCCATTATTGTAGCATCCATAACTGGCGTAATCGCCATTGTATTTACAGCAATAAGAGGAGGAATTTAACATGATGAAAGATACATTCACTTTACTTGGAGGGTTTCTAACGGCCCTTCTTTTCTTTTTTGGCACAATTGGCATCACATTTGACTGGTTCACAGAAGAAAGCATTAATGCGTTTGTATTCGCAGCTGCCGCCTTTGCCGCATTGGTTATCAATCTCTACGCCATCTGGAAAAACACGTTTATTAGCAAGCAAGGTCAAATTCAGAAGAAAGCACTTCAAGCTCAAAACTTATTAAAAAAATAACAGCTGCCATAATGGCGGCTGTTTTATTTGGAGGGAATACACATGTCCATTTCAAAAAAGTATACTATTGAACGCAAATATATTAACAAAGGCAAGGCCCGTTCTGGCCAGAAACTTGTCAAAGGTAAACCTGAATTTATTGTGTCTCACGAAACGGCCAATAATTCAGCTGATGCAGATGATCATTTTAATTACTTCAACAATCAGCAGCCAAACGCCTCTGCCCACACGTTCATTGACAGCCAAAAGATTTTAGAAATCATCCCTCTGAATGAAAAAGCCTGGCATAACCTTTTCGGAAACCCTGAAGACAATGAGTTATTTGGTGAAGATGCCAATGATACAGCTGCCGGTGTTGAGTTATGCCGTACTGGAAACTTCAAAGAAGCCTATGACCGTTATGTTTGGTATCATGCATACCTTTGCCGCACATACGGTTTGGATCCACTGAAAAAGATTGTTCCCCACAGCAAGCTTGATCCTCGTCGCCGGTCAGATCCTGAAAGCTGGCTGAAACCTAATGGGGTTACTTGGGCACAGTTTATTAAAGACGTTAAGAACTATTATGATAATTGGCATATAAAGCCGGATGCCGCAAAAACAGAAAACAAATCAGTGCAAATCCTTACGGGAGGGTTAAGTGCAGAATCGTGCAAAATTGTATCTGAATACTTCATTGAAAAAAACTGGTGGGGACGTCTCCAGTTTGAGCAGCCAGGTAATCCAAGAATGTTATCAGGTGGTCTTAGTCCTTCAATGAGATCTGAATATGAAAAATGGTTAAAAAACTTAGGATGGCACTACGAGATTGTAAAATAA